CACGGCGATATAGGCCCCGGCATACCCGGTAACGGCCATGTAGTGCTGGATTTGAAGTTGGTATTCATCCGGGATGGTGTCCTCCCATTCGCCAGCCTTGTAGGCGGAGGCTGTCTTGGCCTCGAAAATACACGTCCCAACGTCCGGGACTTCACAGATACCGTCCAGATTCGCCAGCATGAAGGGGTGTTCCTCGCTCTGGAGAAGATGCTTGAACTGCTTGACCTCGATTCCGGTGCGCTTGGTGAACTCGGCCCGGACAAACGGTTCCAACTGCGTACCCCAGTAAGCGGCCTCCCCGGCCTCCTGGGGCGGGAGCTGGTCGGTCTTATCCAGCCACAGCTCCACGGGGGACTTGTAGCGGTTGATCCCGCAGACTACAGAAGCGTCCGAACCGCCGATGCCCTGCTTGCGGTACTCCAGCCAGTCCGCATAGGGCAGATTTTCGGTAGAAACTAAAATGTTCGCTGGCATATCAAAACCTCACTTTCATCAAAATAGGGACAGGGGACGCACAGCCACAGGCCGCACGCCCTCTATATGTCCATTTACACATCATGCCGCCGCCAGCACCATTTTGTATGCCTTGTCGATCATGGGGTTGCCCTCCACCGTCCGCAGGAACAGGTTCTCGTTGTAGTTCTTGGTCTTGCGGATGGGATTAGAGTGTGTGGCAAAATCGCTGACAGCGTTGACAAAGCGGTAGCCATTCTTGCCCACGCTGGACAGGTCGGGAGCGTCCCAGTACCGCATTTTCATGTCCTCCAGCAGACGCAGATTGTTCTTGCGCTGGACTTCCGGCATATCAGCAGTGACAGGGAAGAACTCCTGCATGAGCTCCATGATCTTCCGGTCAGGCAGTTTGATCTGGGACAGGGTATCAATGCCCCGGCCCAGCTCGCTCATGTACTTCTCGGCCAACCCAAGGGTTTCCTCGGCCTCATGGACACGGAGCATGACGTTCTCGGTGTGCTTGGTAGTCCAGATACGCTTTGCGCTGTTGAGGGCCAGATTAAGGGTGTTCTGGCAGACAACACGGATGGGGGTCATAGCGACTTTGATACCGGAGCTGCCATCGTGGGAGTTCATCACCACCAGATAGGGGGCAATCTCGTCCCCTGCGATGATGTAGCGGTGGGACATACGAGCCAGCATCCAGACCTTGCGGCCTCCCTGCAAGGCCCCGGCAGTCTCGTAGGTCACGCCAGCCCCCAGCAGGTCATCGGTAAACTGGAAAGCGTCCTCGTTCTGCACCACTTTGTAGCGGTCGGACACGATACCCAAGGGAGCGTTGTCGGTGCTGCGGAGATTGGCCTTGTAGCCAGCGATCAGGGAGCCATCTCCAGTGTAAACGTCCGTCTGGACGACCTCCCAATCAAGGCCAGCGTAAATTAGGGCGTCAGCGGAGGTGGGCGCCTCCTGCACTTCCGTACCCAGGCCATGCCAAGGCTTTTCACGAACATAGAACATGGTTTCAACGTTTGCGGGCATAGATAAATTCCTCCTTAAAGCAGAATGAGGCCCCGGGGAATTACCCCGAGGCCTTCGTAGTTATAATATGTGTTTCTGTTGCAATCTGAATCGGAAACTTTACACTAAGCGGTGATGCACGCCGATAAAATGTCCCCACTGCTTGCATCAATTATTACGACAGTATATACGGAGCCAGCTGAGGAACCACCTTGATTTACAAACCAAAATTCGACCTCTGTTATAACAGCCGCAAGCTGTTCGTGCCGTTCAATCGTCGGGAATACATTTCTCACATGAACATTTGAAATTCTAAAGTCCCGCGATACAGATTGATTATAAGCGTTTTTCCATTCACTGGAAAGTTGTACACTGATCGGATCATTGAGTCTAATCAATTCTGTATTACTTAGGGTCGTGTTGAA